AGATGAATGGTGTAGCACAAGAAGCTATTAAACAGTTACCACCAGAACAACAGCAAGATCCTTCTGTAATAGAAATGGTAATGGCACAAGCTGCACAACAAGTTATGAATGCTAATCAGGCTGCTGGCATGGCTCAGTCACCTGAACAGCAACTCGTAGCTCTTGAACAAGCTAAAGTTGAATTAGAAAAACAGAAGCTACAACAAGATACAATTATACAAGCTGCTGAAATGGAACTTAAAGAGAAACAACTTGAACTTGATGAGAATGAACAAATAATTGATATGCTTAAAACAGGTTCAGCAACTGAATTTAAGAAAGAGAAAGCTAAACTAGATAGAGAATCTAAGAAGGAACTTAAGTCAATGGATGTTCTAGGTAAGTTAGCAGTAGAAGAAGAAAAGCAAAATGCTGAAGATAGTAGAACAGCAGAACGTAACTTAAAAGATATTATGGAAAAAGGAGAAGACTAATGATGAAAAAAGGTAAAGGGTATCCTACTCATGTAAAGCCCGGACCAGTACCTATGGGTGATCCATTCACAGGTGCAGGTGGAACACCAGAAGTATATGGTGACAATCAACTTGTAGGTGCAAACAATGAGTGGGACAAGGATGCCTATGTAATGCCAGAGCCAATTAGAAGTACTAAGCAAAACTACAAAGGTGGTAAACTACTCTAATGGAAATTTGGGATGAAGTAATCAAGGAATTTAATCTAGAGATTAATAACCTTCGTATTTCATTAGGAAACGGAAGTGCAGAAGATTATGCACACTACCGTCAGGTTGTTGGATCTATCTCTAGTCTGGAATGGGCTAGAAATAATCTAACAGATATTATTAAAAAACGAACATATGGAGATGAAGACTAAAATGCGTGAACAACATTTAGGTAAAGCAGTTAAGAATGATGCATGGATTACAGATAAAAAAGAAGTAGCAGACCCAGAGGTATTGCCAGAACTTCCCGGCTATCATGTACTCATACGACCTGTATCAGTTAAAAGTAAAACTAAAGGTGGTATTATTATTCCTGACTCTACTAAAGATGACATATCTTATCTAACAACTGTAGGTAGGGTAATGGCACTAGGAGATCTAGCTTACTTTGATAAAGAGAAGTTTCCTGCTGGTGCTTGGTGTAAGGTTGGTGACTATGTTTCTTATGGAAAACTAATAGGAACTAAGCTTTTTTATAAGGGTGTACGATTTATTTTACTCTTTGATGACCAGATAACCATGCGATTAGAAGATCCCAAAGATCTTGATCCTACATTTAATTTGAGCAGTATGTCTAATTAATTTGGGAAATCGTTAATTATATGATATAATATTAACAATACGTAATTCGTTTGTTTCGTAAACAACGGAAGGATAATAAAATGGAAGAAGATAATTGGAACACAGTCAGTGTTCAGAATGCAGAGCAAGAAGAACAAATTGAAATTGAATTTGAAGAAGAGCCTGAGAACGAACCTAAGATAAAGGTACAGGAAAAAGAAGAAACTAAAGTAGAAATAGAACAGGAAGAAGAAACTGTTAAAGAAGAAGCTGAAGCTCCAGAGTTAGAAGGTATAGAAACTAAAGGAGCAGAAAAAAGAATAAGGAAACTTATTCGACAGCGAAAAGAACGTGATGAACATATTCAAGCTCTCATCCAAAAAAATGAGGAATTAAATAGTAACCTCAGAACAAAAGATAAAGAAGTAAATGTATTAGGTAAAACTAGTCTAGATGCTTCTCAGAAACAATTAACTGATAAAATAGAATTAGCAAGAGCAGTTTACACTGAAGCCTTCGAAGAAGGTGATAAAGATAGAGTTCTTAAAGCACAGGAAATGCTTAATGATGCTCAGATAGATCTTAAGAATGTGACTGCTGCTCAAAATAATTATCAAGAGATAGAGGATGTACCACAACAACAGGCACAACCTCAACAACAAAGACCTCAAAGAACTGATCCAAGGGCAGCAAAATGGGCTGCTGATAATGATTGGTTTGGAACAGATAATGTTATGACTGCTGCTGCTCTAGCAATAGACGCAGAGTTAAAAGGAGAAGGATATGATCCAGAAGATCAAGACTTCTATCAAGAAATTAATCAAAGAATCCAAACGGCTTTTCCACAAAAGTTTGGAAAAAGCCAAAACCGTGTGCAGGAAAATACGTCACAACCTGCTCAAGTAGTATCGGGGGGGTCACGTTCATCCCCGACTAATTCTAAAAAAGTTAAACTGACGAAAGAAGATGTTAGGTTAGCACAGAAATGGGACATACCGCTTGAAAGATATGCTGCTGAGAAATTAAAAGTTGATGACACAGACGGCTATACAAACATAACTTAACGTGGGAGATAAAGAATGACAACACGAAATGAAGCACGTAGTAATACAAGTAGAGAAGCAAATACAAGAGAAGAAGAGTGGACCTTTGAGGAGCCAGATGCCCTCAAGATACCTGATGAGGTAGAAGCAAGATTTGACAATGACGGAATGTCATTACGATGGTTACGCATATCTGTAAAGGGACAAGATGATATCTCTAATATAGGCAAGAAGCAACAACAGGGTTGGGTATTTGTCACCCCTGATGAGGTTCCTGAACTTGCAATTACATCCTTCGTAAGGAAAGAAGGCCGTTACACTGGAACAGTCTGTCGTGGAGACGTAGCACTGGCAAAGATGCCAAGTGGAAAGGTAAAGGCCAGAAGGAAGCATTATGAGAATAAATCTAATGAAATGATGGATGCNGTAAATGCACAACTCATGAAAGGNAATAACTCTCGTATGCCNATTTCAAATTCAAGTAAATCAGTAAGAACCACAGGAAGGCAACCNTCTTTTCAAGANTAGCCTTTCTCATAACTATAGGAGAAACACATGTCTACTACTAAAGCATTTCGTGGCTTNACTCCTGCTCGTATGATTGGTGGTGGCTATAACAATGAAGCTGTGACGGATGTTATCGCATGGTCTTCAACGGGATTAGCTGGCACACCAACCAATAATATTTTCACTGGTGATCCAGTAGTACTTCCGGGTGCGAATTTTGCAACAATAAGTCCTTTTATTGCTGCAACACTCAAACCTTCTGGAGTATTTATGGGTTGTCAATATGTTGAAAATGGAGAACAAAAGTTCTCACGTTATTGGACGGGTGGAACTAGTGCCTCAGATATCCACTTCTTTGTGATTACGAACCCAGATCAAACGTATCACATTCAATGTTCTACTACCCTGTCGGCAGCAGAAATGTTGATCGTAAAAAACTATAATGTTACGGTTAGCTCTACTGCTTCTTCAGGAAGTACCACTACTGGTCAGTCCAGCTACTACATGGATGCTGCATCAGGTACAGAAGCAGTCGCTGCTGTTCGTGGTGTAGGAAGAGCGAAATTTCCTGACGAGAAAGATACAGATGCGTATCCAATCGTTGAGGTTTATCTTAACACTCACCGTGATCGTTATGTCACGGCAACAGCATCTACTGCTTAATAGGGAGGATTTATTATGGCTATAAATAGAGCTAGTATTAGTAAAGAACTCCTACCCGGCTTAAATGCTGTGTTTGGAGTTGAGTATGGGGAGGTTAATGACGAACATAAGCCTCTTTATGAAATAGAAAACTCAGATCGTGCTTTTGAAGAAGAAGTACTATTCACCGGATTTGGCTCTGCGCCAACTAAAGGTGAAGGTGCTGCTGTTACTTATGATGACGCACAAGAGAGTTACGTAGCCCGTTATACGGCTGAGACTGTAGCATTGGCATTTGCCATTACAGAAGAAGCAATGGAAGACAATCTTTATGATACGTTTGCCAAGCTTCGTGCTAAAGGTCTTGCTCGTGCAATGGCTAACACTAAGCAGGTTAAAGCTGCAAACCTATTCAACAATGGCTTCTCTGATGCTATTGGTGATGGGGCTGCATTCTTTTCTGCTGCACACCCAACAATCTCTGCTGGTAATCAGAGCAACCTTGCGGCTGCTGCTGACCTGTCAGAGGCAACACTTGAAACCATTCTGACTAATGTTCAGAAAATTAAAGATGATCGTAATATCTTGATTGGTGCAAGTGCTAAAAGTCTACATATCCCAGTTGACTCATGGGCGATTGCAGATCGTATTATGTCTAGTCCCGGTAACACTCAAACGAGTGAACTACAGGCTAATCCTAATACTAATGCGATTAATGCCATCCGTCACCTTGGTATGCTACCAGATGGTTATTACATAAACCGTAGGTTCACAGACACTGATTCTTATTTTGTTAAGACTGATGTGCCTAATGGTGCTAAGATGTTTAACCGTACTCCACTTCAGACCAAGATGGAGCCAGACTTCGATACTGGTAATCTTCGGTTTAAAGCACGAGAGCGTTATAGCTTTGGTGTTTCTGATTGGCGTGCCTTCTTCGGTAGCGCAGGTTAATTAATATATGGGGGAGGGGTGCAAAGCCTCTTCCTCATTATTATAAGGAGATAATATGAGTACAAATATTAAAGTAGCCACCAATGCAAGTATTAATGGTGATGTCAAGACTGTATTTAAGTATGTAAATAGTAATGTAACTGTAGGTGATAATGGTACGGGAGATAACCGTCCAACAACTACTAGAGTTCTGGCTATTCATACCTATTCTACTCTTGCAGGTGGTATAGAAATTTCAGGTGCAAAACAAATTACAAATAAAACTGCTAAAGGTACAGCTATACGATATAGAGTTGGAGCTTTAGATTCTAATGATATGTATATAGGAGAATTAGGAGTAGGTGTAAATGGAGTAGTCTGTTGTAGTACTTCAGGTACAGGAGCCATGCTTCCACATATCACTTTATATGTAGGTTAGTATGCCGAATTACTCTTACTTAAAGACAGACTTAATCAATACGACTGAGAATGACTCTACTGAGTTTGCCTCTCAGGTATCTGCTATTGTCTATAAGACAGAGATACGTATGGTTAAAGATCTGGATGATGCTGGATTAAATGAGTACACAACAATATCTGTGTCTTCTGGCAATGCAGGAACTGTATCTTTAAGTGATAGAGCGAGAATTGTTCGCAATGTAAACTATAAAGTAAGCACAGGAACAACAGTAACAAACCTTCTTCAAAGGACAGTAGAGTATGTGAATGACTACTGGCCTGTAAGTGCATCCACAGGAACGCCTAGATACTACACAAGGCGTAACAACTCAAGTATAAAAATAGTCCCTACCCCAGTTTCAGCACTTACAGTTGAGATACAAACACAGTCATTACCACTGGCCTTGGCTTCTGCTACAGGTACAAGTGTAACTATAAGTAATTACTTTAGTGAATATTGTTATGAGGCTCTCTTTGCAGGATGCATGGTAGAGTCAACAATGTATATGAAAGATTGGCAAACTCTTCCAGTATGGCAAGGGGAATATCAAAACGCAATATCAACATTACGTAACCAAGCGAGAAGGACTCGACAAGATGATATGGCTGTAGCTGCATCTCCTGCTGGTGGTCCAGATCCAGTTGTAGACGGTTCACCA